GGAGGCGACCTTGATGCGTTCGGCTGCGTAGTTCTGGAGGGCGTAGTTGAGCATCTCGACGAGCAGATTGCCCGAGCCACCGCTGCCGCCGTCGACGATGACGCCTAGGGTCTTTTGATAGGCACCCCATACATAATGCCCCTCGGTGTCCGTGGGGAAGGCCGTCGACTTGGTGTAGGCGTCCGAGCCATCAGCCATGACCGCAAGCAGGGGAAGGGTTCCCGTGCCTCCGCCCGACTCGGCTTGATTGCGGACGATGTAGACGCCCCAAGTGTTCGAGCCGCTGGCGGGTACTTCGCCCGATGCCGGCACATACTTCTGGATGGTGACATAACCATCGGACGCCCAGATGGAATTTGGGATGTCCGTGCCTTCGGTGCGGGAGCCTGTCGGGTAGATGGCAAAGCCTTGGACGTTGAACTCAAGCAAAGCCTGTTGGGCGCTGAAGACGGGATTGGTCGTAAGCGAATGCATGGCGACGACGCGGCCCTTGGCGACCTTTACCCTGTCGCCAGACATCTCGACCTTGAACTGTTCTGGGCCGTAGGGCGTGACCTCAGGGAACAGGATTTCCAGCGAGTCACCGATTGGCGACTGCACCAAGTTGTAGCCGACGCCGGGTTGGAGGTCGCCCATGGTTTAGGTGATGTCGGCGCCCGCGAGAGGATAGACAGGCTCGGGCCATCCCTCGTTGTTGAGGCGGATGGTGTAGGAGCATTTGTAGATCACGCCGTACTCCTCGAAGTTGACGCTGGAGAGGAGAAGCTTGGCGCCGTACTTGCCCTCCCAGCCAGGAAGAGCGGAGGTGCCGATGTAAGCGGGGATGATGGTCGGGAGTTTGCCGTTCCAATTTGACTCCAAGGAAGAGCGACCAACGCAACGCCAGAAACGCTGGACCGTGGTCGTCGACTTGACGTACATGATGCCCGAGAGAGTCGTCGTGCCGGCGAGGTAGTTGTTCTTCGCGTAGTAGGACGGATAGGCCGGGTCCTTGAAGCCCGTGAAGGCCGTGCCGTTGGCGGTCTTGAAGTGTGCGCCGTTGAGGCCGACGAACTCGCCCGGGACGATGGAGGACGCCGCGTAGACGGGGGCGCCATAGGTTCCGCTGCCGTAGCCGGCGATGGCGGTGCCGGGTGAGCCAGGGGAAGCGACGCCCAACTGTTGGCGGAAGAAGTTCGGATGGGACTCCGTGCGTTCCGTTTGGAGGCCGACGGCTCCGCTCATGTTGGCGGTCGTGTTGTCCGCGTCCGCGGCGATGCCGACATAGTCCACCTTGTAGATGATGCGTTGCGTGGACGAGTAGTCGCTCGTCACCTTGAAGGCCTTGAGGTAGGACACGATCGGGTGAGCGTCGCCCTTCGCGGGAGGCGTGGCGGTCGTGTCCCCTTGCCAGACGACCGTCGAGGTCAGTAGGCCGTAGCCGTCGTTCTGGATGGTGACGCCCTTCTGGTAGACCAGAGTCGTGAGGGCGTTGCCTTTCTTGATTACAGCCATGATTTAGCGGGGAGGTTGGTTGAACTTGCGGGCGAGGGACTTCGTGAAGTCCGTGTCGATGGACTGCTTGACGAGGTCGCCCAACTTGGAGTCGATGCTGGCGAGGGTTAGGTTGGCTTCTTGGGCGAGGGCGATCTGCGGGGAAGCACCTACGCCGATGACGCCGGAGCCCATGGAGGCTTCTCCAATCTTGGAACCGATGGCAGTCAGCGCGGCGTTGTTGGGGGTCGGGCCTGTGTCCGTTCCGCCCTTGGGCTTGGTATCCCCGACGGACCCAGCCGCTGCGGCCTGAGCGCCGGCGACGATTGCACCACCGCCAGGGATTACTTGTTCGGCTGCCTGTCGGATAAGAGTGCCACCAGCACCACGACCGAAGATAGCCTGATAGGCTGAGGTTGCGGCGATGTATTCAAGCAACTGACGAAGTTTGCCGAGTTTGTCCGTCATGTTGTCCAAGTCGCGAAGGGCTTGGCTGTCCATGATTGGAGTCTCGCCGAAGGTCTCGCGTAGTTTGGCCCGCGTCTGGTCGAGGAGAGGAAGGAGATCGGCGGAAACCTTGTCGCCGAAGATGGCGGTCAGAATGGCAAGTTTCTCCGCATCGGTGCCAGCGGTCTCCATGGCCTTGGCGAGTTGCAGGAAGACGTCCGTGGTCTTGATCGTGCCGGCACGGATTTGGTCCTCGGTGTAGCCAAGGGCCTGTAGTTTCTGCGTGGCCAATGCGTTCCCAGTTGCGGCGTCCTTCATGAGGATTCGCAGTTCGCGGGCCGCCTTACCGACGGTCTGCATCGAGACTCCAGCTTGTTCAGCCGCCGAAGATAGGCGCTGGAAGTCCTCGCCATCCATGCCAGCCTTCTGAGCTTGGTCGGCGATGTCGGCATACTTCTTCATTGAACGTCCGATGAACTCGATGCCCTGCTGGGCAAGCATCAAACCCTTATCAAACAGGGCCATCGCACCGAAGGCGGCGGTGAACTTCTTGACAAGGTCGGACCCGAAGTTGTCGGCGGCCTTCCTTACGCGGTTCAATACGACGTCCGCGTTGCTCTTGGCGACGAGGTCTAGTTCAAGTTTGCGGGCCATCGGAGGGTTCTACCCTTGCCGATTGGTCAAGGAGTTCGGCCTGCAACTCCTCCTCGTCCGTGGTCATCAGTTCGATTTCCGACCCGCCCTGGGCGATGCTGTTGAAGCCCGTCGACATCCAGACCGCTTGGGCCTCCGGCATCATCCATGCCCGTTCCTCTGGGAAGCCGTGTTTCATTAGGTTGCAGACCACCTGCAAGACCCAAGGGATGGAGTTAACCGACCCGCTGGTCTTGCCCTGCTTCTCCCAAAACTTGGGCCATTGGGTGAGGAGGGTGAAGGCGACGAAGCGTTCCAGCTGCTGGTTCAGGTAGCCGGGGCGGTGCTTCATCTTGAGGGCTTCCCATTGGTCGCGCCATGTGACGCGGTCAATTGGTTCCTCGGCGCATACCTTGACGGCGAGGAGTAGGTCCGGCGCCGTGATCTCTTTGCCCTCCATCACCAGCGGAGACTCAAGGGCGAGGAGGTGCAGCCGATGCTTGAGGCAAAACGGATAAACGAAGCGTCCCAGGATACGCACCCGGGACGGTTCAGTAAAGGCTCGGACGAAGCGTTTATCCAAGGGTTAAGCGTAGGAGGCGATGGACTCCCATTGCTTGGCCTTGAGCGACACCTTGACGAACTCCTTGTTGCCGCCCTTTTCCTCGATGGACTCGATGACGCCCGTGAAGGACGAGGTCGCACCGACATCGGTGGCAACGGCGAAGGTGATGGCGGCGCCGATTTCGGGCATATCGGAGGTCTTGACGATGCCGTCGACGGACAGTTCGCGCATCACGCCATCGTAGCGGGCGGTCACGGTCTTGCCCGTTTCGTCCTGCACGGTGTCGTTGAGCTCGTAGTTCTTGGTCAGCGTGTACGACTGGACGTACAGATTGCTGACGGTTCCAGCGACGCCATAGAGGCAAGTCGTTCCTTTGAGTACGGCGGCCATAGGTAGTTCTTAAACTTGGGGTGACGGTCAACCCTTACGCGGGGAGGACGCAGAGGACGCCGAAGGACAGGGTCGTGTGCCAGATGCGGGACTCGTGATCGTCGGCCTCGGCGTTGGGGGTGATGTCGTAGAGGTGGGCATCCCCTTGGCTGGTGAATACGGCCCCGAGGTCGGTCACGCTGTCCATGTAGCCGGCGACCGCGGCGCAGCGGGCACGGTGGACGGTGAGGGTCGTATCGTCGGCGGACGAGAGGACGTGGACCTCGACCTGGGCGAGGAAGTTGCCGAGGCCTTCGGGGAGGTCGGGCGGGGGGTTGGCGGATGGGCAGTAGCAGATTACTCGGGGGAGGGTCTGCATATCGGACGAGTCGCCGGCGCTGACCTGTACGCCGTCGAGTTCGGTCTGGGCGTCAAGGTAGGTTTTGACGGCTGCTTCGACGATGTGGCGGATGCTTTTCGTGCCCATTGGTATGTTTAGTTTTTGGCGTTAAATGCTCGGATGTATTTGCCCAGGCGGCGCATGACTTCCTTGTCGAGCTTGTTGGCTCGGACGCCTAGGACGTAATTGATGGTCGAGGCCTTCGTGGCTACGCCGTCGTTGTCGCCGATTTGGTTGCCGATGACCAAGGTGAAGTTGCCCGTGTTTTGGTTGCCGTTGAAGTTGGCATAACCGCGGGAGCCGATGTTGCGGGTGATCCACTTGGGCACCTTGGAGGTCGAGGCGAATTGGACGTCGGCGCCGTAGTCCTTGGGCTTGGGAAGGGCGAGGAGGGTGTTGGCCCAGCCGGCCTTGAGGTAGCCGACGAGGCGTTGCTTTTTCTTGATGTAGGCTTCTAGGAGGTCGGCCTTGACGATGTACTTGTTGCCGCGGAGGTTCGGGCCACCGTTCTCAAGGATGCGTCCGTTGTACTTCTGCTTGAAGCGGCGGTGAATGCCGGCGAGGTCGGTCGTTTCCTTGGGTGGTTCCTTGGCGGCGAAGGAGGAACCGAAGCGGTTCTTGAAGGCTTGGAAGTCCTTCTGAGGGTCGCTTCCCGCCACGATCCGTTTGAAGATGCCACGCGGGTCTCGGCTGCTGGTCGTGTCTTTCTGGTTTTTGGCGATGTTCTGCCAGCGGATAAAGCCACCGATGTCGCCCTTGGTCACGGCCTCGCCCATCTTTTGGAAGGCTACGCCCGGGGCATTGGCGGGGCGGAAGAGGGTGCTGATGTCATTGGCGACCGCTTGCTCGCCCGTCTTCTTTGAGGGGTTAGCCATCAGCCCTTTGCCCCCGCTGGGGGACATGGACGGGCTGTAGCGCATGAACTCATAACAGCAGTACCCGGCCTCGCGGATGAAGCCGTCCCGCATGGAGATGCCAGTCGCCAGCCGAAACTCGTTTAGGGCGAACTGGAAGCGGTCGAAGGACCGTTTGTCGACCACGACCTGGACGGTGGTGGACATTACTGGTCGTCCGTTTGGACGGTCAGGATGACCCAAGCCGACCCGGGCTTATACTGGGAAGCCGTGATACGCACCCCTAGGTTGGCGATGGTGGCCTTTTTACCGATGGCGAGGGCGGAGATAGCCACCCCACCAGACAAAGAGCCTGTAGAGCCTCCCACGGCCCCGCTTTCGGTGGTCCAAGAAGTCGTCGTGGCGACCACCTTGACGGTGAAGGAGGTCTGTTCAAGGAAGCCCCCAGCCTCCAACGTCTGGTTGACCACGGGGTCCGAGATCATGGCGAGGAAGGTTTGCCCCGTAGCCAAGACGAGCGGGACACCGAAGTCCTCAATCATCAGCTTCGCGTCTGGGGTAAACTCAGAATAGAGACTCATCGGATAACCTTGGAGAAGGGTAAAACAAAAGACCCCCAAGGGGTGAGCCAAGGGGGTCTCGTTTAAGCGGCTAGGCCGCCACCGTTTAGGCGGTGGTCAGGCGGCGGAGGGACGTCGCACGACCCACGGCGCAACCGAACAGTAGGGTTGCCGTCACGTTGAGATAGCCGCTCTGCTCCTGAATCACCATGACCTGAACCGAAAGGCCGGTCGCCGGGTCCGTGGCCTGAGAGACTTCAGCGCCAGGGATTTCGTT